TTAGCTCTCGGCGGGTTTGGAGCGGCGGGTTGCGTCCTCGATATAGCGCTGATGCCGCACGATGTCTCGGGCGATATCGGTCGCAACTAAGTACGCGCTGCGGCGCGGAGCCATTGCGCGCACTTTGCTGGCAAAGTGCGGACGGAAAAACGTCCAGCCGCTCGAGTTCATTTTCAGCGTTGCGACGATGTTCGATCGAAAGACCTCACGACCTTGGCTGTCGGCGAGGGCGTACTCGATGTTATGGGTAAAGCGATGTCGATCTGGGATCGGGGAGAGGAACGGGATAAAAGAGATAATAGCTCTGATTACGCGCGCCGGTGTGCTCGACTGTTTGTAGTCGATCGAGGTGGTGATCTCTTTGATGTAGAGGGTCTCGAGCGGGTGGGCGCTGTTGAGCTTTGGTAGCAGGTAATCGAATTTACGGGCCAGGTCGGCGCGGTACTCGCCGGTGTCGATCTCGCCTGTGACATCGAGGGAGAGATCGACGGCGACGACGTGCAGCTCGTTAAACTGGTCGTTGTGGCCGAGGCGGATCGGGGAGGTTTTGACGCAAGCGGCCGAAAGGGTGGTCGCGGCAACGACCAGGAGAATTAAAACCTTTTTTGTCCGTCTCATGTGTTGACCTTTCCGTCTGGGTGGTTTCGCCTCGCTCGGGCGTGCGCTTATTTTTGGAGTGTTGTTTTGTTGTTCAGGAGCATGTTTTCTAAAAACCTTTGGATAACGGGCAGCAGATTTGCGGGGGCTTTGTCGATTAGCTTTTTAACGGCCTTGCGTTGTGGCATGGGAGGGGGCTCCTTAGTATAAAATCCCACCTATGTTACACTCGGGCCGTTTTACGGTATATCAGGAATTTCCTGATATTTACTATTTGTCTCGCTTTTCGCGCTTAATGATGCCGAGGGCGTGGTGAATAAAGCCGAGCTTGTCCGTGTCGTCGCCGAGCCTGTATGCCTCGATAATTGTGTGCTCGGGGTCGGAGAGGACGATCCGTTGCCCTTGGTAGCTGGCGGGAGGTCTCCCGCTGGCGTGGTGCGGCGCTTTGAGGATCTCCTCGCCGGTGATCAGGTAGTCGAGTGTTGTTTCTCCGACTTTGGCGATCTTGGCTAGAGACGCTGGGGAGGGGTAGGTCGTGCCTGTTTCGTAGTCGGAGATCGTGGTAAGGCTTACGCCGAGCAGGCTCCCGAGTTTGTGCTGGTTCATGCCCGCTTTTTTGCGTATGGCTTTAATTCGCTTCCCGATGTCTAATTTTTCAGTTTTCATGACAAGTATATAAACCATCTTTTTCAGCCTTTTCAAAACATTACGAGAATACAGGAACTAATAATATAACCTATTGAAACAATGGCAAATAACTAGTTACGCGCCTCTCGAATTCTGAAAATATCGAAAAAAAACCTTGACGTACCGAAAATATCGGAAGTAGATTAAGAAAAATCCGATACCGAGGGGGCGCGAGGTGAAATCAGTAGGAGAGAAAATCAAGGAGGCGCGCAAGGCTAAGAGGTTGCGCCTTGCTGATTTGGCTGAGTTGGTCAGTATGCCGATCAGCACGATCAGCTCGATAGAAAACAACGCATTAAAGACGCGACCGTCTGCCGAGGTGGTGATCGCGATCGCCGGAGCGATCGGCGACGATTCGATCCTGATGCACTACATCGAGAGCGATCCGGTTTATCAGCACGTTCTGCCTAAAATCTTTCCCGATCTAAACAACATCCGCCGAGATCCGGCGATTATCTTTACCAGGCTTGCCAGCGAGGCGGACGAGGCGGCAGAGTCGGCGCGGATCATGGCCGAGTTGTTCAGCAATGCCGATCCTGCACGCGTCCCGAATTTCGACGCGACGTTTCGGGCGCGCATGGAACAGATCGTCGATATCAAGCGCGCCGTCGAGATCCTCGAGTTTCAGCTCATTTCAAGCAAGACAATCTCAAAAAATTGGTTGCATGAGGTCTATGCGCAGCAGCAAGGCAAGTGCGTCGAGCGCGGCCATCATCTTGAGGCGTCTGCAAATGGATAGCATGCGCGAGGTGGTACGCGGTGAGCTCGGCAAGATGAAACGCGACTTGGCCGTTTTGGTGGCGGACGACTGTCTCGTGCGACCCGGTCAAGTCAAGATGCTTTTAGGGTGTAGCGAGCCGATCGCGAACAATATACGCAAGCGATCCGATTTTCCGCGTCTGCGCGAGCTCGCGCCGGGAACATTCGGTTATGTCAAAAGCGAGATCATTGCATGGCTTAGATCGGCGGAGTCGACCGCGTCGCCGCTCGCCGACAATGGTCGCTCCGCTTAGTGTGCTGGCTCCGAGATCATTCGGCCGTTACCTCCTGGCCGGTCTCGGGGCTTTTTTTGTGTCAGTAAAGGGGAGGGCTTTATGCTCGAGTACAACGGGGAAACATACATAATCGACGACGTCGAGCTCGCGGCTCGGTTTTGGGCGTCGCTGTTTGTGTTGGTGGTCGTTCTTGCCGTGGTGGCGTTCTTGAGTTTCGATCGCGCGCGCGCGGTTAAGGTGGTGCGGCCGGAGATACACGTCGATTTTTCAAGGACCGACCAGGTGCTCGAGCTTTACGGCGCGCAGTCGATGCAGCTCGACTCGGTGCGCGGCGTGTGGTTGATGAAAGACGCTAGCGGCGCGATCGTTGGTGTGCTTGATTTCACCGGTGGCGATCAATGAGCGAGGTCGGAGTGCGTCGCGGCGATCTCCCCGAAAAGGAGTTCGATATTTATTGTCCGCTTATGGGCGGTCCCGATTATAAGCGTAACTACCTGGCGAGCTCGTGTCGCGATCGCGTCGGTCTCGGCTCGTGCAAGCTGCGCGATTGTGTCCAGCGCGGAGGGACGGCGACCGAGGCTCCGGAGCGCATGCGCGCCAATGGTCGACAGCCATACACGCAAAAAAAGAACCTGTCGAAACGCGGGATTTGCACTTGCGGTTGTGAGCGCGAGGGGCGGATCGTGGCGCGCGGGTTAATCAAGGCTTGTTACGATCGTTGGTATCGGCTCGAAAAAAAGGGTCTCGGGCATACGTTCGGACCGCCTAAAAAGGTCAAGGGCTCGAAAGCGGGCAAGGGTAGGGCCAAGCCCGCGCAAAAAAAATCGATTATACGGCGTTCTGATGCGCCGGAAATTCTAACCAAGGCGATCGAATCGCAAAAACCTCTCGAGGATCTCCCCGGCGAGCCGGTGCTTTTTACGCCTGGCGCCGTCTCTCTTTTAGCCGCGTACAACGTCGGCCGACGTTATCGCGCGCTCAATATCCTTATCAATCCATATTTCTCGCTATCCGACGAGCCGGTCTCGATGTTGTCAATCTCGGTTTTGGCCGACCAGTTTAAAAAGGGCTGGCAGGACTATGCCGACGAGCTCGCGGCCGAGGTGTCCTAATGTCCGAAAAGTCAATCGCGTTTAACTTCCCGGCGACAAGGTTCGTTGAGTCGGACAAGGGGTCGGAACAGATCGCGCACGTTTTAAGAGAGGCCGACGAGGTCCGCGAGGCTCTGGTCGATCGCGACAAACAGTTTGTTGATGTGCTCGAGGAGCTCGCCTATCTCGAGCACTGTCTCGAGACGTTGTGGCGCATGTTGACTGCAGATGTCGGCGAGGACGTAGTGCTCGAGGTGTTCGAGCTGGTGCGCGAAAAGAACGAGGCGCGCGGTTACTACCAGGAGAGCGACAACGATGCAAGCTGTTAAGCGGGTTTTAAAGGTGGTCGGGCGGTGTCCTAAGTGCGGCGAGCTGGCCGACTACGAGCGCCGGGCAAACGGTCAAAAGGTGATCTATTGCGAGCGCGACGGATATGTCGGTCGCAAGCGGTCGGATCTTCCGGCGAGGAGGGTCTGGCGTGGGTAAGTCGGCCGAAAAACCTCGGCGAAACGTTGTGTCGTTTCGTGTGACAGACGAGGAGCTCGAGCAGCTTAAAGAGGCGGCGCGGTCCAGGCGATCGAACGTCGGCGACCTGGTCCTGGCGCGCGTGTTTGGCGGTGAGCAATGAAGTCCCCGCGCCCCTGTCGTCTTAAAGGTACGACTTACGAAATGCGCAGCTCGTGCGGCAAGGTTTATGTCGTGTGTAATGACCACGACGGCGCCTTGTTCGAGGTGTTTATCCGGCTTGCGAAGTCTGGAACGTGCGCGGCGGCGATCGTTAACTCGATCGCGGTCAGTACCTCGATCGCGCTGCGCAGCGGTGCGCGTCCTGTCGATCTGGCGCGCGGGCTGGTCGGTAACGGTTGCAGCAAAAGCGAGAGCTGCATCGACGCGATCGGGCGGGCGATGTTTCTGCATCTAGGCGAGGAGGGTTAGTTATGGCAGCTCAGATCAACGTATTCGCGGCGAGGGCGATGTTAATGCTCGGGCACGGTGTCGGAGTGCAAGACGCAATCGAGTGGATTATCAGGCGTTTGCATAAGAATCTCCGCGACTTCTGGCGCCGGATCTTGTGGCTCGAGATCGCCGAGGCTATGGCTTAAACGATGGAGGTGGAGGCGATGATCTATATCCCTTGCAGGACGTGCAAGGATCGCCGGACGTGCGCAAGCGTCGAGGATGTGCATCGCCTCGCGTTGTTCGCTCATTTTGGCGAGCGTGAAAGCGTCGACTGTTCTCGATATCGTGCCGACTTCTGGCACGGTGTCGAGGGCGTCTATCCGTTTGGCTCCTCTCTTGATGAAGCCGCGCCCCTCTCCCCGCGCCCCTCTCGCGCGGCGGGGCTCCCTGATAATCATAGAGGGGGTCGCCAGTGAGCAGCGACGCCGAGCTGATCTGGTTCGATATCGACGCTTTCGAGGAGGCTCTCAACACGGCGACCGACGACAGCCGGCGTGCTGTCCAGGCGGCGATCTACTCGACGATGTCGAAGGTGCGCAAGCATGCGCGCACGCTCGCGAGCTCGTATATCCGCGACAAATACAAAATTGCAAAAAAGGATCTCGACAAGCGTCTGCGCATACGTGTCGGCAGTCGTGGCGACAAGAGTTATCAGTCGTTCGAGCTCATTATCAAGGGGACGTCGATCTCGCTTTCGTATTTCGGCGCGAAGCAGTTCGCCGGCAATCGGGTAATCACGCGCAAGAAGGGTATGCAGAACAAGCGCCGCTCTAGCTTTCAGGGTGTCCAGGTCGAGGTTATTAAGAACAGGCGGACCAGGTTAAAGCGGGCTTTTCTTCATACGGCCGCGAGCGGTCACGTCCTGGTTATGCAGCGGCGCAAGTCGGGAAGGTCGGCCAGGGTTAAGGCTGTTGTCTCGCCGGCTACGATGTTCGGCCGCGATGGTCTTAATTACTTCGAGGAGGATATCGTCGAATTTCTCGAGAGGACGTTCGAGCATGAGCTCGCGCGCCGTCTGGATATGGCGGGGCTGTAACGGGGCTAGGTTCTTCTGGTGATCTGGCTCATTGCGGGCAGCAGAGCGCGCAGGATATGGCTCCATTTAATTTTTAGCTTTTGGGTGCAAAAGTGCAAAAAACGAGTTTTCAAAATCAAGCGGCAGATATTGCGGGGAGTGCGCCGACGCCGGCGCGCGCTGCAAAGGCGCTGCGCGGTGAGATGATCGACGAGGGTGCGGCGCGCGAGTGGTTTTTGCGTCAAATGCACCCCGACGGGCCGGCGTGTCCTGGTTGCGGCTCGCGCGATCTTAGCGACCGCCAGCGGATCTCGTTCGAGCATGGCGGCCGCGTGCGATGCGCGGTATGTGATCGCTTTTTTACGAACCGGACCGGGACCATTTTCGAGGGCTCGGCGATTACCTGGGAAAACCTTTATTTATTGCTCGCGCTGGTCGGTCTCGGCTGGTCGTTCGAGCGGGTTGCGCTTTGCGTCGGTGTGCATCGGGATACGGTGCGCCGGTGGATAAAGCGGATCGAAGGGGGGAACGATGGGCGGAATTAATGCGCTAAATCTCGAGATGTTCGACACAAAGAGTCGACCGGTCGAGGCGCTTTTGCATTTGAAAAAGACGCGCAGCGGTCACGACATCCTGCTGTGCACGAAGGACCCGGCGCCGGCGTCGGCGATCCGCGAGTCTCGGCAGACCGGGCTCGCTCTGTTTACCGTGCGCGAGGTCGGTCTGTTGCGCGATGTTGACCTCGAGACGGTGCGCGCGGTGGTTGCGGTTAAGCGCGAATTTCCCGAGGCCGACGTGCTGAAGTGCTTGCGCGAGGTGGCCGGGCAATGAGTTATTGCAAGGAACATTTAAACCAGGCCGAGCGCGAGTCGATCGCGCGCGCCTGTTTCCAGGTCGAGAGCAAGCAGGGCAACGAGTTGCACGGACTTTGCCCGTTCCATCAAGAGAAAAAACCCTCGTTTTCCTACAACGTCGAAAAGGATCTCTGTCACTGTTTGAGCTGCGGCGCGTCCGGCGATCTGGTCACGCTTTGGGGCGAGGTGCATGGATACCAGAACAACGACGACGCGTTCGCCGCGTTTCGCGAGCGGTTCGACCTGGTCGACGTAGCGAGTGCCGGTTCACCTACTAGGAGCGCGAGGCGCGGCGGGGGGCGCGGGGCGGCCGCTTCTAACCCTTCTACCAATGCCGACGAGGTAACGCAGATCATCGACGAGGCCGAGTTCGAAAAGCTCGAGCCGCTCGGCGGGGAGTTGCTCGATCATTGTCGGCACGAATTCGCATGGGCGGCCGAGGAGGTCGAGCGGCTCGGTTTGCGGGTGCGGACAAAGGGGCAAGAGACGCGGGTCGCGTTCCCGATCCGGCGCGACGACGGCAAGCTCGTAAACGTCCGCCTGTATCAGCAGGGCTCTAGCGACTTTAAAGTGATCTCGTGGGGCAAGGGTTACGGTAAGGCTAAACTGTTTCCCGCGCCGTCGACGCTGCGCGACGAGGTGGTGCTGCTTTGCGAGGGGGAGAAAGATTGTGTAACGGCGCGCTCGCAAGGGTTTAACGCGATCACGCAGACCGCCGGCTGTAACACATGGTCGGATAAGTTCACGCGCTTTTTTAGCGATCGCGACGTCGTGATCGCTTACGACGCCGACGAGAAGGGCGCAGCCGGGGCGAAAAAGGTCGCGAAAAAGCTGATCAAGGTGGCCAAGCGTGTGCGGGTGATTGCCTGGCCTGAGTATATGGGCTTTTCGCCGGATCACGGCGAGGATCTCTGTGATTTTTTCGTTAAGCACAAGCGGACGACGCAGGATCTAAAAGACCTGATCGCGCGCTCCGAGGAGGTCGAGCGACCGAAAGAGGCGACGAGCTCGGCTGCGCCGGATAGCGTGTTGCGGTTTTTCGGCGACAACGGGCGAGGATTTAAAGGTCGCCTGGTTGCCGACGAGATCATGCGCTGGCGTCGGATGATCGTCGAGCCGAAAAGCGGGCTCGTTTACTCGTGGAACGATCGGTCGTGGGAGGAATACGACGAGGGATACATCCGGCGCCAGGTGTTGCACTTGCTCGGGATCGAGGGCTCGACGTCCAGGGTCCGCGACGTGGTCGGCATGGTGCGCGATCTGGCGTGCATCGATCACGGTCGCGCGATGAATGATCGCGAGAATATGATCCCGTTAAATAATGGCATTTTTTCGATCGAGGAGGGCAAGGTTCTCTCGCACGATCCGAATTACCTGAATAGTTACCATCTCGATATCGATCTGTTTCTCGACGGGACGCTGCCGATCCCGAAACGCTGGCAGAAGTTCCTAGAGGAGTCGGTCAACGATCCCGAGACGATCCGCGAGCTGCAAAAGTTTTTCGGTTACTGTCTGACACGCGAAACCAGGTACGAAAAATCGCTCCTTCTGATCGGTCCAGGTGGCGACGGTAAAGGGACGATCTTGCGCGTTTTGCACTCGCTGCTCGGCGACGTCAACGTCTCTAACGTCTCGATGGGTGATCTCTCCGATCAATTCCATCGCGTAATGCTGGTCGACAAGCTGCTAAATTACACGACCGAGATCTCGAGCGAGCTTTTCCAGTCCGATATGTTTAAGGCGATCGTTTCCGGCGAGCCGATCACGGCGGCCTATAAGCATCGAAACGCGTTCTCGTTCAAGCCGTGCGCAAAGCTGGCGTTTTCCTCGAACAGCTACCCCGACATAAAAGACCATACCGACGGGCTCTATCGCCGCATGATGATCATCGAAATGTCTCAGCAGTTTATCGCCAAGGGCGAGGACGATAATCAGCTATTCGAAAAACTGATGGAGGAAAAGGCCGGGATTTTTCTGTGGGCGCTGCGAGGTCTGCAGCTCTTGCGCGAGGAGGGGTTTAAAAACTCCGAATATATCGAGTCGTGCCTCGAGACGTTTAAGCAGATGAATAACCCGCTTTTTAATTTTATGCGCGACTGTATCGAGGACGAGCCAGATCCGGACGCGCCGTTCGTCAAGTCGGTTGATCTGTACGATCGCTATAAAAAATACTGCGCCAAGCGCGGACACTATGCGTTAACGCTCACAAAAACCATGATCCGCTTGCAGCAGATTTGCCCGGCGATGAAAAAGGGGAGGCAGACGATACGCGGAAACAAGTTTAGCGGCTACAAGGGGATAAAACTAATCGATGACGATTAAAAGCGGACACAGTGGACACGCTAGGTACACGGTTTATTTAAAAACCGTGTCCAATGCAAACGCTTGTGTGATGCGTGATTGCGTGGGAGTGGACACGGTGGACACGGTTAAGGGAACGACTAGACATGCGCGCGTAACAGAACAAAAGAGATTATTCCTATAAGAAACTGTTTTTAAAGTATGTCAACTATGTCCTGGTTATAAAGATTATTGTTTTTAAAGGTTTTTGCGTGGACACAGTTGTTGATTTAACTATGTCCGTAACCGTGTCCGCTATGTCCAGACACAAAAGGCGATTCGATGGAAGCGCAACAGGTTTATAAAAACAAAAAAGCGGCGCATGATTACCTGGTAGGCAAAGGTTATGCGATTAGCCAGCGCGCTTTTTATAATCATTGCGGCGATGGAAAGTGCGCCGTGCAAAAAAATAAGTCGATCCTGCTGGTCGATCTTGTCGATTATATCGAGCGCCATTTAAACGCCGACCAGGCCAGCGGCGACTCTGCGCTGGCACGTCGAGAGCGTCTCCTCGAGGTCCAGATCAAAGAGGAGAAATTAAAAAAACTATCGCTCGAGGGTCGCAAAGAGGACGAGCGGTGGTTGCTAAAAGAGGAGAGCGACGAGCGGATTGCGGCGCTTTTGGCGATAAGTCTCGAAATGGTCCGGCAGCGGTTCTCGATCGATTCGTCTCGCCTGGTTCATTCGGTCGGCGGTGATATCGAGCGCATGCCGGAGTTTATCAACCAGGTCGAGGAGACGATCGAGGCGGCGTTTAACGATATGGCCGGCGGTCACGAGTTCGACGTCGTGTTTAACAAGGTAGAAGGGGGCAATTAAATGTCTCGATTGATCCGAGTTTTTCCGCGCAAAACAAAGGCGACTCCCGACGACGATCTGGCGATTATTAATCGCGCTCCGGAGCTTTTCGATTATGCCGACGAGGTGCATATCTCGGTCGCGTTTACTTATGACTTAAAAAGGGCAGAGGAGCTCGAGAGGGTGTGGCGACACGTTGCGCCGGTCAAGATTGGCGGACCGGCTGTCGGCGATCCTGGTGGAGAGTTCGAGCCCGGCAAATATTTAAAGCGAGGCTATGTTATTACCTCGCGCGGGTGTCCTAATCGGTGCTGGTTTTGCCCGGTGTGGAGGCGTGAAGGGACAGAGGCCCGCGAGTTGTCGATCTCCGACGGGTGGATCGTGCAAGACGACAATTTGCTCTCGTGCTCTCGAGGTCATATCGAAAGCGTTTTCGCAATGCTTAAAAGGTCAAAGCGCAAATACATGCAGCGTGTTCAATTTACGGGAGGGCTTGAGGCGGCACGTCTTGAGCCGTGGCACGTCGATCTGTTGCGCGAGGTTCGACCAAAGCAGATTTTTTTCGCATACGATACGCCGGATGATCTCGAGCCATTAATCGAGGCGGGTCGCATGTTGCTCGATGCAGGGTGGACGACGCAAGGCAAACAGCTCCGGTGCTATGTCCTTTGCGGATATCCTGGCGACACGTTCGACAAGGCGGGCGCGAGAATGTTGGAGGCGGTCGCCGCGGGTTTTACTCCGATGGCGATGATTTTTCGCGACAAGATCGGGAAGCGTTCAATCGATTGGGTAAGGTGGTCGAGACAATGGGCGCGGCCGGCGCTGTTAGGGAGGGCCGTTTCCAGTGGGTGATCTATTACCGAGCTCGTCTATACGCGTGCCGTCGTTTTTGCCGGAGCGCGTTCGCGTGGCGCTTTCAGGTCGTCGCTTTACGGTCGCGGTCCCGAGAATGGCACGCCGGGCGATCAAGTCGGCCGAGAGGATCTTGCCGTCGGTGTGGAACGAAAAGCATCGCCGCGTCCCGCTCGGCGAATCAAATCCCGGTCCCTGGCGCCGCGAGTATGCGCCGCACGCGCCATTTATTCTCGATCTTGCCGCGCGACCGTGGGTGCGTGAGGTGTGGTATTGCGGGCCGGAGCGCGACGGGAAAACAAACATATTACTCGGCTTTATCGCGTGGGCGATCGATCAAATGCCGGGCGGGATATATTACCTCATGCCGAGCGAGGTTAAGGCGCTGCAAATTGTAACCGAGAAAATTATCCCGATGATCGAAAACTCGCCGCGCCTGGCGTCGTTGCTCGGTAATCGGCGCGTCGATGTCAAGCAAACCTTGATTAAGCTGTTAAACGGCGTGCGGATATTCCCGGCGCATGCGCGCAGCGCGACGTCGCTCGCGTCGTTCTCGGCTTTGATCGGTGTCGGCGACGAGGTCGACAAGTATGATCTCACGGTTGGCGGCGAGGCGAGTCCGATCGCGCTATTAAAAAAACGTCTCCGCGAGTTTCGACATCGCTCAAAACTCTTGCTCGCGAGCACGCCGGCCGGGAAGTTTATATTTACCGGTGCGAGCGCGTGCCAGGTCGTTTATGTTACCGACCTGCAGTGTCCGCATTGTGACGCCTACCATCGCGCCGGCGAGGAAGGGTTGATACTTCCGGAGGGCGCGACGGCCGAAACGCTTAACTCTGGCGAGCACGTTGCCGCGCAAGCGTGTCCGGAGTGCGGAGCGCTTTGGACCGAGGCGGATCTCGATGCAGCTCGCCGGGCGTATCGCATGACCGCGATTAAGGGCGCCGACGTCGCCAGGCCGGAGACGGTCGGTATTTTGCGGACCGCCTGGGACTGTCACTTGATTACCTTGCGCGAGATCGCGATCGCAAAGGTCCGCGCCGATCACGGCGGGCTCGCTGAAAAACGCGACTATGCGCACGGCTACAAATGCGAGGATTATAAACGCGAAACCGAGTCGCAGCGCGAAGCGGATCACCTTTTATCCTATCGATCGGAGCATGCGCGCAACGTCGTCCCGAGCGACACGGCTAGGCTCGGTCTCCTTGTCGATACGCAGCAGGATCACTTTTATTACGAGGTTTGGGCGTATGGTTATAAACCTCGGATCTCGATGCACATGGTCCGACATGGAATTGTGCAGGCGTTTGCGGATCTCGAGGGGTTGCTCGAGGAGGATTTCGAGACGGTCGACGACAAGGTTATGCAGATATCCGTCGGTTTGATCGATTCGGGTGGTACGCGGCGCGGCTGGCAAAAGCACAGTCGGACGCTTGAGGTTTACGAGTGGTGCGTTAAAAACAGGCGCATGATCCCGTTAAAGGGTGTTTTTTCGTCGGCAGACGGCGCGCCGATCACTTATAAAACGGTCGAGGTGTTGCCTGGAACGGGGCGCAAGATAAAAGGCGGGCTTATTCGCGCAAACATCATTGTCGATCTGTTTAAAGATCACCTCGCGGCGACTCTGGCGATCGAGCCGGACGATCCTGGCGCGCTCTCGTTTCATAGTGATATAGACGCGGCATTTTCAAAGCATTACAGCAGCGAAGTAAAAAACGAGGATGGTAAATGGGAACATATAAAAAAGCTAGGGCGTAATGATTATTTCGACTGCAATGTCTACGCGATCGCATTGCGAAAGATATTAGAGACGCGTATCGGGAAAAAGCCGGCCGAAAAGAAGGATAAAAAAACCTTTATTGTGAACGAGGGGGTCTCGATCGATGGATAAAAATATTAAAATTACGCGGCGCGATATTGATTTATATAAACGCGAGATCCTCGAGGAGTCGGTTTTAATTCGGCTCGACGAGGCGGCGAAAATTATGGCGGTGAGTCGCTCGACGGTTTTACGGCGTGTCGACGAGGGCAAGCTCGTCCCGTATTGCGACAACTCGACGCGCAAGGGGTTGCGGTTTTTAGCGAAAGACTTGCAGGACTATGTGCGGCAAATGCGACTCGATTTAAACGACTAATTACAGGAATCCCGGTTTTTTATATTCAATGCAACGCAATGCGACGCAAACCCGCCTATTAAATTACAGTAATTCTTGAAAAAATACGGCCATTAATACGGAGGTGTTATGGCCGGTATTACGTTGGAGCAAGCCGAAGCGCGTTTAGCTAAGTATCTCGAGGCCGAAGAAAAAATTCTACTCGGCCAGGCGGTCGAGATCGACGGCGTTAAAAAAACGCGCGCGGATCTTGCGGCAATACAAAAAGGGATCGCTCTTTGGGAGGGTCGCGTTGCGCGTCTTTCTCGGACGGGTGGCGTTAAGGTCCGCGAGGTGATCCCGATATGAGTCGCCTTGCAAAGCAACTAAAGGTCGGAGAGAAAACGATCGACGTCCCGGTGACGATGGTCGACCAGGTCGTTAACTTTTTTAGTCCAATAAAAGGCGCAGAGCGTTATCGGGCGCGTGCAAAAATGGCGCTCGGCGGCGCCTATACCTCGGCGGATAAAACCCGTCGCGCAAATCAATCCGGCGGCGTTAACGAGACCGACGCCGACGGTGCGATCCTTCCAGACTTGCAAACACTCCGCGAGAGTTCTCAGCACATGTATCGCAATTCTCCTATTGCGGGCGCTGCAATCAATACCAACATTACTAAAGTCGTCGGCTCTGGCTTGCGGGCTAAGCCGCAAATAGATCGCGGTTATCTAGGGATATCAGACGACGAGGCCGAGCGTTTCCAGCGTCAAGCGTTGCGCGAGTATCGCCTCGCGACCGAGACGGTCGAGATCGACGCCGAGCGGCAACTCAATATTTACGAGATGCAAGCGCTCGTTTTGCTAAAGGCGCTCGAGGATGGCGACGTCTTTGTTAACCTTCCGCGCTTTACTCGCAAGGGCTCGCCGTACAAGCTCAAGCTGCAATTAATCGAGGCGGCGCGCGTCTGCAATAAGGATCGCAAGCCTGACTCCGCCGGGCTTGCCGGCGGGATCAAAAAAGACGACAACGGTGCGCCGGTGTCGTTCTTTGTGGCAAATAAGCATCCCGGTTCGGTGTTGCGCTTTCGGGCAAATCAGTCGCGTCTAACCTGGGACGAGCTCAAGTTTTTCGGCGAGCGGACCGGGTTGCCGATGGCGTTGCATGTGTTCGAGAAGGTCCGACCGGGTCAATCGCGCGGCGTTCCTTATCTTGCACCGGTGCTCGAGTTAATCAAGCAGCTCGGGCGCTATACCGACGCCGAGGTTATGGCGGCGGTCGTTTCTGGCATGTTGACTGTTTTTGTCACGAGCGAAACTGGCGCGCCGGAGATCGGCGAGGATCTCTCCGAAAATTCAGATGCTTACGATACGAAAGGCATGCAGCTCGGTTATGGCTCGGTGATCGGTTTGCAGCCGGACACAAAAATCGAGTCGTTTAATCCAAATCGTCCCAACACCTCTTTTGATCCTTTCGTGATGGCGGTCTTGCGCCAGATCGGCGCGCGTCTCGAGATCCCGTTCGAGCTCCTGGTTAAACATTTCACGGCGAGTTATTCGGCCGCGAAAGCCGCGATCGAGGAGGCGTGGACGTATTTTAGTCGGCGGCGCGAGTTCCTGATCTCGAAGTTTTGCCGGCCTGTTTATGAGGCGGTGATTACCGAGGCGGTCGCGTCGGGTCGTTTGTCTGCACCGGGGTTTTTTGTCGATCCGCAAGTCCGTCGCGCCTGGCTAGGTTGCCAGTGGCTCGGCGAGACAAAAATGCAGCTTGACCCGTTGAAAGAGATAAACGCGGCGGCGAAGCGTGTCGAGCTCACGGTTAGCACGCTCGAGGAGGAATCGTTGCGGTTTACCGGGACGCCGTGGGAGGACAAGTTGCCGCAAATTTTACGCGAGCGGAAAATTTTACGCGATGCGGGGATCACGATCACAACGCTCGAGGAGATCGAGCAAGACGACAACGTCGACGACGAATAGTCGTTAAGGGGGAATGATGAAGCAAATCACGATTAGCGGCGTAATCGGTTGGGACGTTCTCGCGTCCGATGTGCGCGAAAAACTCGACGCGCTCGGCGGCGCCGACGTCGAGATTATTGTCTCGAGTCCTGGCGGGTTTGTGTCGGAGGGTCTCGAGATTTTTAACCTGATCCGAAATTATGCCGGCAAGACGGTCTCGCGCCTTTCGGGGTACGCGATGAGCATGGCGAGCTATATCCCTTTGGCGGCAGATCGGGTGGTCGCCGAGGATAACGCCGTCTATATGATCCACAACGTGCGCGGCGGTGTTTGGGGCGATCATAACGAGGTGTTGCGCGAGGGCAAGTTTATGCAATCGCTCTCGCGCCTGTTTGCGAAAACATATGCCAAGCGGACCGGCAAGGATCTCGACGAGGTGGTCGCGCTAATGGACGACGAGACGTATTTTTTCGGCGAAGAAATGGTCGCGGCCGGTTTTGTCGACGAGGTGATCGTCGTCGACGCCGAGGATGATCGCGACGACGCGGTCGCTCTGGCCGAGGTGGCGTTTAAAGAGTGCGTCGGGAAAATGTCGGCCGACGTGAAAGCAGTTAAAGATGATCTCGACCGGGCAGCGTCTATGCTCGGCGATATCGAAAATAAACCAAGGGTCGCAAAAGCAGCGGCCGAAAAAAGAGGAGGTAGTGCTATGACTCTCGAGCAGTTGAGGGCGGAGCATCCCGACCTTGTCGCGGCTGTTGAGACCGAAGCAAGGGCGGGATTTGTAAGCGAGGCCGATTTGCAAACGCAGATCGCGGCCGCGCGCGTTGACGGTGCGCAGTCCGAGCGCGATCGAATCGCCGATTGCCGTGCGCAGTCCCTGCAGGGACACGAGGAGCTCGTCGAAACAATGGCTTTTGACGGTGAGAGCTCCGGCGCCGATGTTGCGCTGGCGATCGTCCAGGCCGAAAGGGACGCGCGGACCGTCGCGGGTGGCGAGATCGACGTCGACGCCAATGATCCGGCGGCGCATGCCGACGGCGACGAGCTGACCGGCAAGGTAATGAAACTCGCCGATTTTAACGAAATGTCGCAGCAAGAGCAGCGCGCTTTCGTTAAAGAGGGTGGACGCGTCGCCGGGTAGCCGGTGGCCGGACATTAAACATTCAAAAAAAACACTTATAGAGGAGCCCGAAAACAATGGGAAATACGCTTACAGGATTGGTGCAATACATTTACGACACTGTTGACAACGTGTCTAACGAGCTTACCGGCTTAATCGGTGCGGTCTCGGTAAACGGCAAGGCCGAGCAGGCGGCGCTTAACCAAGATATCTCTTACGATATCAGCTCGATCGGGACCGAGCGCGATATTGCGCCGGCGGCAACTCCGCCGGACCTGGTCGACGAGACGACCGACTCGGGGACGATGAAGTTGACCAAGGCGAAGTCGGTCCCGTTCTACTGGACCGGAGACGACGAGGCGAAGCTCGGCCAGGAGGCGAAAAGCGGTATTCAGGACAATAAAATCGCTCAGGCGATTCGCCGTCTGCGCAATCTCGTCGAGGCCGATCTCGCCGGGTTGCATGTTTACGCCTCGCGCGCCTATGCCGCGCACGCGACCACGCCGGCCGCGTTGTTTGGTAGCAATCTCGGCGAGGTTGCACAGGTGCGGAAACTCCTGGTCGACAACGGCGCCGGCGAAAACGATCTGCAATGCGTCTTAAATACGACCGCCGGTGCGGCGCTGCGGACGCTGGTTAATCTCTCGTCGTTCCAGGGCGGAGGCATGCTCGAGAGCGGCGCCTTGATTAACCCGTTCGGCGTCAATCTGCGCGAGTCGGCGCAGATCGTGACCAATTCGGCGGTTGGTAACAATACCGGAACCTATGCGGCCGACGGCGCGCATGCGGTCGGCGCGACAACTATCACAGTCAAGACCGGGACCGGGACCATTCTCGCCGGCGATATCATTACTTTCGGGACCGATACCGCGAATAAGTATGTCGTGACGACCGGTGTTAACAATGGGACGTCGATCGTGATCGGCGCGCCTGGTCTGGTCGCGGCGCTTTCCGGCGACGAGGCGGTGACAATCGTCGGGACGTGCTCGCGCAATATGGCGTTCAAGCGCTCGGCGATTCATTTGCTTGCGCGTCTGCCTAAACAGCCGACCGGCGGCGATATGGCCGTCGCCGAGCTGATCGTGCAAGATCCCGTTACCGGTCTGCCTTTCCGTTTCGCCGAGTACAAGGGTTATCACGCGGCGCAGTTCGAGGTTGGTCTCGCCTGGGGTGTCAAAGCGGCGGTCCCGGAGCATATCAACTTGCTCCTTGGTAACTAGCGGATAATTAACCAGGGGACCGGTTTAACCGCCGGTCCCCGTTAATTGGAGGTTTTTATGGGGAACAATAACGACGCCGAGAAAGTGGTGGCCGAGAAGAAAAAAGCGACAAAAAATCACGTCGCAGTAACAAAGGATGGCGAGACGATCCGCGTGCATCCGAGCCAGGTCGAGCAGCATAAACGTCTCGGGTGGACGATCAAAGCGAAGTAATTTCGGCATGCGTTGGACAAGCGGCCGACGGTTGTCGGCCGCGCAGTCGAGCACATGGAGGGATAAATGCTTTTTGACGATACGGATCTCGACGACATCCTCGATGGTTGCGGGGCGGTTACGGTGACGACGAAGCTCTCCGGCGTGACGTTTGGAACATTCCCGGCGGTGTTTAAAGAGTCGACGCGCATCGAGTCGCCGTTCGAGACCGGCGAGACGATCCTCCGGCCGACAATGACGTGCAAAACCTCGAGCCTCGAGGGCGTCGAGCGTGGTTATACATTCGAGATTGCCGGGAATGAATATAAAGCGTTCGGAGGTCCAGAAAAGCAAAGCTCCGGCTTGTCGGTGCAGGTGTTGGTTAAAAAATGAGTACTTATTCTGACATAGTTGCGGCGCTGGTTGCGTTGCTCGAGACGATCTCGAAAGTTAATGGCTATGCGACCGACGCCGGGGCGAGCGTGTCTAAAAACCTCGAGTATCAGGTCGACAAGGTCGTCAAGCCTTGCATTATCGTTTATCCCGGCACGATTACCGACGAGACCGAAAGCGACGAGCCGTGCGCGATCGGTTCTGAGAATCACTTTTTACAGATCGATATCGACGGGATTATCGCCGACGATGAAAGCTGCGCCGCGGCCGAGGATCTGCGGCTCGATATTTTAAAAGCGATCAAGTCCGACCCGTATCTCGGCGATCTGACGCAAGGGATCAACGGGGCGATTACGAGTAACGTTCAACTCGAGGAGGGCTCCGAGGGATTTGTCGGTTTTGTGGGGATCAAGTTCGTAATTTTTTATTCGACGACTTTCGGGGAGGGTTAACAGTGACACAAACGGCGCATGCATGCGACCAGGCGGCAAAGATCGCAACGCTCGAGGCGCACGGTAAGTCGACGTCGACCGACGTGTCGGAGATCAAGTCGTTAATTCGTGAAAATAACAAAGTTCTCGAAAAGGTCGCGGCGGTGATTAGTGACGTGCGGCATTTACACGAGGACAGCGCAAGAAACGAAAAGGCAATCGTCGAGCTATTTAAAAGGGTGCGAGCTCTCGAGATTGCGCCAGGACAAAACGCGTCGCGGGCGTGGTGGTTACTGTTTGGAACGTTGACCGGTTGCGCCGGTGGTGTGGTTACGGGTGTCGTCGTTTGGCTGGTGAAAGGGGCAATATGATGCGCGTCGTTATCGATCCTGGGCATGGTGGCAGGGCGACGGGCGCCGTTTATGGCGGTGTTCGCGAGTCCGACATTAATTTACAGGTTGCGAAGTTGCTCGCCGACGAGCTCGCGGCGCGTAACGTCGAGGTACTGTTGACACGCGATATCGATATCGATGTCGCCTTGCGGCAACGTTGCACATTGTCGAACATCGCCGGGCCTGATCTGTTTGTCTCGCTGCATTGTAACGCGGCCGAGGCGCACAGCGCGCAAGGGTTCGAGGTGTGGACGTCGCCAGGTGAGACGCAAAGCGATCGCGCGGCCGACCGGGTGATTAACCGCCTCCTCTCGGAGTTTCCGGCGCGGCATGCGCGGTTCGATTGGTCCGACGGCGACGGCGATCGCGAGTCTCGGTTCGCGGTCCTGGTCGGCACGGTGTCGCCGGCGATCCTGGTCGAGATGGGTTTTATTAGTAACGACGACGAGCGCGCCTGGCTACAGGAGCGCGACACACAGCTCCGGCTTGCGCGGTCGATCGGTAAAGGGTGTGTCGATTTTTTGCGCGCACGCCTGGCGGCGTAGCGGGGAGGGTTGGTCGTATGGATTGGCAAGGTCTCGCGAAGGGTGTCGGGGCGTTCGGGCTTGAGTTTCTCGGCAATACGATCCTCGGTCCGACCGGTGCGCAGCTTGGCGGCAAGCTCGCCGAGGCGATCGGGCTTAAAGACGGCGCGACGGCAACACAGGAGGAGGTCGAGCAAGCATTGCGCGATGCGCCTCCGGAGGTGATCGTCGAAATCAAAAAGCTCGACGCCGATCTAAAGAAGCGGCAACTCGAGCACGTCGAGACCATGCAGGGGCTTATTAGTGGCGAAACGACGCAAACGCTCGAGAGCGTTAACCAGACCATGCGCAAAGAGGCCGAGCAGGGGCATCCGTGGGCGGGCGCCTGGCGCCCGTTTTGGGGGTTTGTGTCGGCCGGCGCGTTTGGCGTGGCGATCCTCGGGCTATTTATTCTCGCCGCGATTGGCGTGGCGAAAGGTAACGAGGCGCTGTTAAAGCATATTCCCGATTTTACCGCGCAACTCGCGATCCTGTTCGGCATACCTGGTGCGATCCTCGGGGTCGCAAGCTGGCATCGCGGACAGATGCAGCGCATCCAGGCCGGCGAGACCAAGCCGTCGATCTTGGGGACCGTTCAGACCATTTTTAAAGGGGGGAACAGTGGCTAAAAAAATCAGCCTTTATTATGACGAGGGACCGCCTCGCGTGTCGTTCGGGTCCGCCGGTGTTTTCGAGCTCGGTGTCCCGCGCAAGGTCGATGAGGATCTCGCCGCAAAGCTCAAGTCGAAATCACTGATCGTTTTTAAAACCGAGCCGGAGAAACCGGCGGCAAAAAAGGAGTCGTAAATCATGGACGCAAAAGGCGCACAGGCGCAACTCGTTATCCAGGAGGAGAGCACGTTCGCGACCGATCCCGGCGCGCCGGACGTGCAAAAGCTACACTTTCGGACGTGCGGGCTCCGCTTGCAGCGCGCGTTGATTAATAGCGACACGATCCAGGGAGATCGCAATCCGAGCGAGCCCGGTTACGATGTCGACGACGTGTCCGGTCCGCTGTCGATGGAGTTACAGGCGTATATCGGAAAGGTGCTTAAAGGCGTTTTTGGGTCGGTCGCGACGACCGGCGCCGGGCCTTATGTTCACACATTTAAAGTCGGCTCGAGCGTGCCGTCGTTTTTGGTCGAGCTTGGGTTTACCGATATCGGGCAATATCTCAAGCATAACGGCGTCAAGTTCTCGCGCATGAATCTCTCGGTTTCGTCAAAGGGGTTTGTGACGGTCGACTTTGACCTGATCGGCGCGAGCCAGGCGATCTCGTCGTCGGCGTTCGACGACACGCCGACCGATCTCGGGAAAACCTCTTTTACCGGTCGTGCCGTGTCGGCGATCGAGGAGGGTGGTGTCGCGATCGGCAACGTGGTCTCGATCGACGGTCTGACCATCGATAACGGTCTCGACGGCGATCAATATTATGTCGGCGGCAACGGTCTGCGCGGTGCGATCGACGAACACCAGATAAAGGTATCAGGCACGATCAAGGCCAAGTTTGCCGACCTTACGCTGCTGAATAAAGCCTTGAACGGGACCGAGTCGAGCTTGCGCGTCGTTTGGTCGTTGGGTGACGGTCTCGGCTCCGCCGGTAATGAGTCTATCGAGCTCAAAGTGCCGGAGCTGAAATACTCGGTCGCGACGCCTCCGGTCGAGGGTCCGAAAGGGGTGCTCGTGTCGCTGGCGTTCGAGGGGTATTACCAGAACAGCGCAGAGGCGACCGCGCTGCAATGCGTCCTTAAAAACGCACAGGCTACCGTTTAATGGCGGCCGCGGCTAAAGCATACGAGATCGGCGGCACGATTTACGAGCAGCGCGAGCTCGTTTACGGGCAAGTGTTGCAGCTCGTCGACGTGCTCGGCGACGTGGAGTTTTCCGCCGGTCTCGATTACCGGTCTTTGATGTCGGCGCTCGGCGACAAGCTGATCCCGGCGATCGCGGTGGTGCTGACCGAAAAAGGCACGTCGCCGCGTGACAAGGATCTCGAGGCGCTGACCAAGGAGCTCGAGTTCTCGATCCCGGCCGGCATGATCCCCGATATCGTCGCCGATTTTTTCGACCTGACTCCGGTGGTAAAGCTGATCGAGGCGCTCGCCGGGGGGATGAAAGCTGCGGCCTTGATCGAATCAAAATATCAAACGTCCGAGAAGGAATCGAGCGACAGCTCGTCACGCTCTGCCGAGGAGACTTTACAAAGCGCGACTTGATCCTGTGGAGCTGCGCGCCGCGTGACGTCGATCTGTGGCTCGAGTATTGCGAGCGCGAGGATCTCTTTCGCGAGGTCCAGCTCGCAAAAGCCGGGGTCGGACAACCGACGCCGGAGGAAGAATATTGCAGCGCGTGCCGGCAGCTTGGCGAGGACGATTGCGAGAATTGCTCGCGCGAGATTAGCGTCCGAGATTTATAACGGGGGGATCGTTGGCGAAAGACATTAAAGTCCAGATTGGCGGAAACGTCGCTCGAGCCGAAAAGGCGCTAAAGGAGTTGCAACGGACCGGGCGCGAGGTGTCGAGCATCCTCGAGCGCGACTTTCAGCAGCTCGGGGTTAAATCCTCGGCGTCGTTCGATGCGCAACGTCGCGCCGCACAGGACGCGTTTAACAAGATAAAGACGAGCGGCGCCGCGTCGTCGAACGAGATCGCCAGGGCGCAAAAGGCGCTCGCCGATAAGATGGTCGCGCTCGATCGGCAGCAGTTCGGCGAGCGCACGACCATGCTCGAGAAGTTTAAAAAACATTGGCTTGCGTTCGCGGCCGGCGCCGTGGTCCTGGGTAAAGTCGCGCGCGATACCGTCGACGCGACAAAAGAATTCCAGCGACTCGGGGCGTCCCTTGAGACGGTTATGGGTAGCAGCGACGCGGCGGCGGTCCAGTTTGAAAGGCTGCAAAAGTTTGCCAGTGAGACGCCGTATCAGCTCGAGGAGGTGGTCGGCGGTTTCGTCAAGATGCAAGCGCTCGGCCTTGATCCGACCGAGGAGTCGATGCGCTCTTTCGGTAACACGGCGGCGGCGATGGGTAAATCGTTTGACCAGTTTGTCGAGGCGGTCGCCGACGCCTCGACCGGTGAGTTCGAGCGGCTCAAAGAGTTCGGGATCAAGTCGCGCCAGGCTGGCGACCAGGTAAGTTTTACATTCCAGGGGATAACGACAACGGTCGGCAAGTCGGCGGCCGAGATAACCGAGTATTTACAGCAGATCGGCGAGAATCAATTCGCCGGCGCGATGGAAAAGCAGATGCAGACGCTCGGCGGCGTGCTCTCGAATTTCGAGGACTCGACGCGGACGCTATACGCGACGCTAGGCGACCAGTTGACGCCGGCGATCGCGTTGCTACTTGGCGAGGTAACAGAGTTGACCGGCGCCGGCGACGAGCTCGGTAACGCGTTTGACGGTGTCGAGGCGGTGTTCGAGACGCTTGTCGGTGCGGCGATGTCGATCAAGTTTGCGTTTGACCAGGTCGGCACAGGAATCGGGGCCGTTGCGGCGGCGTTGGTGCTGGTTGCCGAGGGCGAGTTTCAGGCGGCACGCGCGGCGCTTTCGGAGTTCTCGAGCGATGTCGGCGCCGATTTCGACGAGCTGACCGACAAGATCGTCAAGCTACGCGAAACGCAAGGCAATCCCGGCTCGGTGTTGAGTCGTAATCATACGGGCTCGGCGGGTGCAGCTCCGGCAGCGATCGCCGCGCCAAAAGCGCCAGGCGCTAACGATAAAGATAAAAAGCTCAAAGAGATTGCCGACAGTCTCGCCAAACTGCGCGATGCGCTCCGGAGCGAGACGCAAGTGATCGAGGACGAATACGCAGAGCGTCTACAGATCATAAACGACGCGCGCAAGGCGAGCCAGTTAACCGCCGAAGAAGCGGCCGATATGGAGATCCAGATTGCCAAGGAGCGCGAGCAAAAGCTAACCGAGCTCAAACAGCAGGGCGATGCGCAGCGCATACAATCGACGCTTGCGACGATCAATGTGATCGGCAGCGCGAGCGCGCAGCTTTTAGGCACGCTCGCCTCGACTCAGGACCAGGAGAGCAAAAAGGGTTTTAAGCGCTACAAGGATTTTGCCAAGGCGCAAGCCGGGATCTCGACGGCGCTCTCGATATTAAATGCGATGTCGACGGTCACGCCGTGGTATGCGGCGCTTGCAGCCTCGATTGTTGCCGGTGCGATGGGCGCGGTACAGATCGCAAAGATCGATTCGATGCAATACCAGGGATCGCGCGCGGTCGGAGGGTCGATCGTGCGGGGTAATCGCATGCTCGTCGGCGAAAACGGTCCCGAGGTGGTCGAATTCGATACCGGCGGCAACGTGATCCCTAACGATGCGCTCGGCGGCGGAGGGGCTAACCAGATCAACTCGGTAACAACCGTGATCCAAATCTCGCCGGGCTTAACTCAAGCCGTACAAGCTGAAATGATGCGCGCCTTGCCGGCGATTCAAAGATCGACACAGGCGGCAGTCGAGAGCGGTTTGCGGAGGGGGCGCTAAATGAGTTATCCGAATTGGCCGGTCGATCTCAAGCCGGACCGTATCGAGTGGCGGCTGGTTGGAAACGTACAGCGGTTTACGTCGGCGCTGACCGGCGGGACGCAGTCGCTCGCTTTGCCTGGCGCGCGGTGGGTTGCGACGGTAACGTTCGGACGGCGCCAGGGTGCAGCGGCGCGTCGCCTGTTGGCGCAAATGGCGCTATTAACCTCGGCCGGGCGGGTCTGGTTGCCGGTGTTTGACCGCTTGACGCCTTACGGCACGGCGGCGGGTGCGGGCGTGGTCGAGGGCGCGGCACAAACTGGTGCGACGTTAAATACTGACGGATGGACGCCGTCACAAACGGGCGTTTTGCTCGCGGGTGATTATGTCCAGGTTGGCGACGGGTTGCACATGATAACCGAGGATATCGACAGCGACGGCGCCGGCGCGGCGGCGCTTAAACTTGCGCCGGAGCTGCGCAGCTCGCCGGCCGACGGGGCGACCGTGATTACCTCGGCGCCGCGTGTGCTGATGGAGTTGATCGACGATCAACAGTCCGCTTGGGCGGTCCAGGCGCCGGCGGTGTACGCGATCTCGTTCGGGCTGCGCGAGGTGTTCGATGTCTAGGGCGTTACCTGCTGGCGTGCTGGCGCTCGCAACGGCAAACCCGTTGCGGTTTGTGGTGCTGGTGCGGCTCGAGTTCGACGGCGGCACGATTGCCTTTCACTCCGGACACGAGGAGGTCGCGTTCGAGGGCGAGACGTATGTCCCGAGCTCGAATCTCGGCGAGGTCGGCACGGTGCTCGAGTCGGCCGGAACGACGGCGACGACGATCGAGGTCACGCTCTCCGGAGTGAGTTCGTCGCTGCGGTCCCTGCTACAGTCCGAAACCTATATGCGCCGGCCGGCGTACATTCATTTAGCCTTGACCGACGAGAGCTTTACCGTCGATCCGGCGGCGGTCTTTTTGCTGTTTTCGGGCTCGATCGACGATATCGCGTATCAGGACAACGGCGCGCCGACGTGGGCGCTCACGCTAAAAAGTCGGCTCGCCGATTGGGAGCGTAACGTCGCGCTACGCTATACCGACGCCGATCAACAATATCTCTATCCAGGGGATAAGGGGCTCGAGTTCGTCGGCGAGATTGCGCAGAAAAAGCTCGTTTGGCCGATTGCGTCATATTTGCCCGATCCGAGGGACTAAAGTATGAGTTGGCATAATTTTGATGATTTTTTAGACGATTTTGTCGACTCGATGGACCCGACGCGTACGCTCGACCCAATGACGTACATGATTACAAACTCGTTCGGCTGGTCGCAGCAGTTTTTCTCCGGCGTCGGCGGGATGGGTTTGAATCCTGGGTATACGATCAATGGTATAAAGGACGATTGGCGCAAGTTTACACATTGGGTCGTGCCGGATATGCGGCGCGATCGCGAAGTAATGACGCAACAGCCAAACACGGCGCGGCGAATTATTTATGGCCGCGCCAAGGTGGCCGGCGCGATCGTCTATGCCGAAACATCCGGCGATAGTAGCGAGGAGTTGAATCTCGCCGTTATTTTTGCGGGCCATCCCGCAACGGTCGAGGAGATTTATCTCGACGACAAGCTAATAACCGACGAGACGTTTAGCGAAAACGCCGGATATATCGTTTACGAGGGCGACCAGACGTTCGCATCGCCGTCTCTTGCGGTGCTCGATGGTCCCTGGTCGATGGAGCATAAGCTCCTCGGGGTGACATACGCTTATATTAAATTGATATGGAAAGACGGGCTTTTTCCCTCCGGTATTCCGACGATCACGGCGGTCGTCAAGGGGCTCGAGGTCGAAGATCCGCGCGACAGCTCGACCGCGTGGAGCGACAACGCCGCGCTTTGTGTTTATGACTTTATGCGCCGGCCGATCAAGCTCGGCGGCATGGGGTGCGCGGCAAGCGAGATCGATCTCGACCTGGTTAAAGCGGCGGCGGATATTTGCGACGAGGCGGTCTCCGACGGCACGTCGACCGAGGCGCGTTATACGTGCAACGGGACCATGACGCTCGACGGATCTCCGCAAGCAAACTTACACCAGATGTTAACCGCGCTCGACGGGGTGTGCGTGTATACCTCCGGGAAGTGGCATTTATACGCCGGCGCGCCGGGCGTGGTGTCGGCGGCGCTCGATGAGTCCTGGTTGAGCGGTGGGGGGATTAGTTTCTCTCTCGGGGGAAATTCGACCGACAAAATTAACACGGTTAAAGCGACGCTTTACGACGCCGGTCGCTCCTGGGAGATGATCGACTCGCCGGTTATACAATCCGCGACGTATCTCGCCGAGGACGGCGGCGAGGAGCTGGTCGCGAGTCTAGCTCTCCCGTTTACCTCCTCGGTTGCGACGGCGCAGCGGCTCGCGACGATTGCCATGCAAAAAAGCCGGCTCGGCTTGGTCGTGCAGATGTCGTGTAATTACAAGCCGCTTTTAGGCGACGGGGTCTCCGATCCGCTTGCGGTTAACGATGTTGTGACGGTCGATAACGAGGGTCTCGGCTGGTCGGCGCGGCGTTTCCGCGTGCTCGATATCCGTATCGGTTTAACGGGGGTCGAGCTGACGCTCGGCGAGGATAGCGCGACGCTTTACGATTGGAGCGTCGGCGATGTTTTGACGATCGCCTCGCCGGCGCCGGTGATTTTGCCCGATCCTTATACGGTCACAGCGCCGACGAACCTGGTCGTCGCAACGGGTCCGACGCATCATTTAACTCTCGGCGACGGCTCGATTATGCCGCGCGCCTTTGTGACCTGGGACGCGGCCGGATCGGCGTTTATTATCGGGTACGACATCCAGTATAAACCGACGACTGAGACCGATTACATTAGCGCTGGGCGCGTGACCGATACGCAAGCCTATATCCCGGCGATTGTGGCCGGCGTGACTTATGACGTGCGCGTGCGCGCGGTTAATGATATCGGGGCTAAAAGTTCATGGCTCGAAACGACGCACGCGGCCGTCGGCGAGACGACCGCGCCGGACGATCCGAGCTCGTTCTCTTGGTCGCCGGAGGTTATGGCGATCCGTCTGTCTTGGGACTATCCGACGCCGGCGGCGGCGCCGATCAAGCATATTGAGATCTGGACAGGGTCGAGCACGCCGACAACAAAGCTCGCCGTTGTAACCGGCGACTCCTGGCTGCATACGAACCTCGCCAGCGCGCAAACCGTCAAATATTGGATACGGGCCGTCTCGACGAGTTTAATCGCGGCCGACTATTTCCCGAGCGGCGGGTTAGCCGCGACCGCCGGGGACGATCCGGCCTTGATCCTCGATGCGATCGCCGGGTCGATCCGCGAGTCGCAGCTAACGCAAGACTTGCTCGCGCGGATTAACCAGGTCGACAACGCGGCCGAGGCGGTGCTCGAGGCGGTTCTCGCACAGGATTACGATTTCGACCAGGGCGCCGAGGCGCGCGGACGGATCACGATCGCCGAGCAGAACATTACGACGCTCGACGATGGTTTGACCGCCGAGGCACAAGCGCGGCTTGTGCTGGCGGCGGTGGTCGATGGTCACGCGGCGGCGATTGTTTCCGAGCAGACCGCGCGCGCGTCGGCGGATAGCGCGCTCGCCTCCGATATTACCTCGTTGGCCGCGACGGTCTCCGGAAACTCGGCCGCGATTGTTTCCGAGCAAACAGCGCGAGCCGATGCAGATAGCGCGCTCGCTTCTGATGTTTCCACATTAACGACGACAGTCTCGGGACATACCACGTCGATCTCTCAACAGGCGACCAGTATTAACGGGCTCGAGGCTCAATATACGCTCAAGATCGATAATAACGGGTTCCCGGCCGGGTTCGGCCTGGCGAGTTCGGCGGTCGACGGGACGCCGTTCTCGGAGTTCGTCGCGATCGCCGATCGCTTTGCGATCGTCAATCTAAATACGACGCCGATCACCGTCTCGAGTATTACGCGCAGCGGCAGCACGGCGACGTTGACCACGTCGATCGCGCACGGCTTGACCGGCGGCGATCCTTTCGTCGTGGTCGGCACGGCGCAGCAGGAATATAACGGCGCGCAAACCGTCGCGTCGGTGCTTAGTTCAACGTCGTTAACCTTTACCGTCTCTGGCACGCCGGCAACGCCGGCAACGGTCGCGAGCGGGTTCGGCGCGATCAAGCTCGGCCGCGCGGCGGTCCCTTTCGTGGTCGAGTCTGGCGAGGTATATATCGACACGGCGGTCATTAAGGATGCGAGCATAACCGGCGCGAAGATTGGCAGCGCGACGATCACCTCGGCCAATATCGCAAACCTCGACGCTGCAAAGATCACGAGCGGCACGATTACCGGGCGCACGTTGCAGACCGCCTCGAGCGGGACGCGGCTTGTCGTCTCCTCGGCCGACGGGCAGGTGCATTATTACGGCGATCGGGGCGACGGTACGATCGAGGAGCTCGTTACGATCGGTGCCTCGACGTATGGGGCCGATCAGGTGCTCGCGACGTTTGTCAGGACGGAGCAAAACAGCGGCTATGGGGTGGTTGTTATCCAGGGTGGCGGCACGGCATTTCAGGCTAGTAATTATGGTGGACATGCAACGGCCAATTACGGGATCAAGGCAAATGTGCAAGCGAGCGCAACGGGGCAAGACATCGCAATGTTAGCCATCGCGCGCAATGTCGGCATTTGGGGGTCTGCAAACTCGACAGCGTCCGTCGGCAAAGGTGTTATCGGCGAGGGAAACCAATATGATTTTTACGCGAACGGGTCAGGCTCTAATTACGGGCCTTTTACCGGCGCGCACGACGCGCTCGTCGACAGGGATCTCGAGCTCGAGCTCGGCGATATCGTAATCGATCTCGAGGTCGTCGGGCGGCGCTCGTTGAGTAGCACGATCACCTCGATTGCGCCGAGCTCCGAGGCAATGCAGTCGGCGGTCGTTGGTGTCCTGGTGCTGTTGACCGATTGGCAAGCCGGCACGCCGGCGGCGCTCGCCGATCTACCAGGCGCCGAGGCGCTTTACTCGGAGCAATACCGGCTCGCCTCGATTAACTCGGTCGGCGAGGGACAGGTTAACGTGTGCCGAGACGGTGGCGACATTGCCGTCGGCGATCTGATTTGCAGCTCGGATCGAGACGGCAAGGGCATGCGCCAGGCCGACGACGTGGTGCGATCTTATACGGTCGCCAAGGCTCGCGAGGCGGTGGCCTGGGGTGCGGACGACGACGAAATTAAAACAATCGCGTGTTCTTATCATTGCGGATAAACGGAGGGTTTTATGGTGGAAGTCAAAACAACGACCGCGCGCGAAAATGAAGTGCTCGCGATGGTGTTCGAGAAAAATCGATTGATCGAGCAGCTCGCCGGCGAAAAGCACGCGCTGCAAACCGAAAACGACAAGCTGCGCGAGCAGCTCGAGCAGCTCAAAACGGGGGGCGATTAAATGGGCGCGTGGTATCGGACCGGCACGGTCGATGTAACGAACGGCGACGCGGCGATCGTTGGCACGGCGACGCTTTGGTCAAGCCAGGTTAACGTCGGCGACCTGTTTATCGGTCCGGATCTTGAGATTTACGAGATCACCGTTGTGACCGACGATACGCATGCGTCGATCAAGCAGCTCGACGGCACGGCGTACTATGCCGGCACGACACAGAGCGCGCAGCCGTATGCGATCATTCGCAATTTTACCGACACGACAAACGCCGATCTCGCGGCACGCGTCGCCGCGTTGCTACAGAAGTGGCAAGCTCGCCAGGACGAGCTCGCCGATTGGCAAGCCGGCACGGCGACGGGTGGTCCTGGTAGCGACGGGAAATATCCGCTTACAAACGCGCTCGGCGTCGAGGAGCTGATTTATTGCCCGGCGTGGGTGCTCGACCAGTTGTCGGACTACTATACGCAAACCGAAAGCGACGCAAGATATCCGCTCTTTGGTGACGTGCAAAACAGTAATGTTTTAATCAATGGCGACTTCAAGGTGTGGCAGCGTGGGGCGAATTTTAACAACAACACAGTCTCGGGCAAGGCGTATCTTGCCGACCGATGGAGCACGTTTTGGTATACCGGCGTGTCAGATCGGGCCGTTTTTCCGGCTAGTGGGGATAAGCATCGCTATTGTTTAACTTATCAGAGAAACCAGGGCGCGACGTCTGTCGATCCGATATGGCTTGTGCAGTCGCTTGAGATTAACGACTCGATCCCGCTTGCCGGTGGTCCTGTGACTATATCTTTTCGGGTGCGAGTCGGTGGCAATTTCTCGTCGGGATCTGGCTTGCTTTATGTCGGGATTGATACCGGAACAGGTGTCGACGAGGATTGGACCTCGCCGCTAACAGGTTACGCAGGAGCGGAGGACACTATAACGCCGACGACAAGCTGGGGCGACTACTCGGTGACGCTAAGTGTTCCGGCGGGCGTTTCGCAGGTTGTTCTTAAAATTTGGTATGTGCCGACGGGGGCTGCGGGGTACGCGGATTGGTTCCAGGTGGAAGGGGTAAAACTTGAGCGCGGCGACAGGGCGACTCTCTTTGAATCTCGTTCTTACGCTCAAGAATTGGCACTTTGCCAGCGGTATTTTCAAAAACCGTGGCAGGGGAGGGGGGTCGCCTTTGATTCGTCGACGCTTATTTGTGACATCTCTCTGGCCGGGAAGATGAGAGCTATCCCGACGCTTACGCTGCTTACTTCGTCGGCTTACTTTGAGTGTCCATGGTCAAACATTGTTGCTCCGACATCTCCGACGACGCAAACACATGCGTCGTCTAGCGGGATATTCAGAGCTAAGGTTACGGGTTTTAGTGGGCTTACTGTGGACAAGGATGGTGAGTGGCGCGACGCTTTCACGCTTGACGCCGAGCTATAAGGAGCATCGAAAATGTCCGACATATACGAACTGACAGCAGACGGTGTTATAGACCTCAAAACGGGGGCGTGTATTCCCAACGCCTCCGACAATAGCCAGTGGGCAAAATATCAAAAATGGCTCTCGGGTATCACGATCAACCAAGTGACGGGAGAGGTGATTACTGGTCCCCCTAATGCGCCTCGACCGATGCGACCGACGCGGGCGCACGTTTGGGACGACCAGGTCGAGGCGTGGATGATCTCGGCAGAAGATCAAGCCGCGATTGATCGCGTCGCTTTTGTCAAGGCGCGCGCCGAGGATGTCGCGGCGATCAAGGTCACGACGTCGGCCGGGCATACCTTCGACGGCGACGAGATATCACAGACACGTATGGCGCGTGCGATTGTCGGACTGCGCGAGTCGGGACGTGTTTCGATCCCCTGGGTGCTGGCCGATAACACGGTGATCGAGGCGACCGTCGAGGAGTTGGCCGAGGCGCTCGAGCTTGCCGGCGATGCGCAGTCGGCGCTATGGCTACAGGAGTAATCAACGATGAGCACTAAAACACTTTATTTAAAAGAGCTGCCTTATATCGAGGACCAGGTGATGATCGTCGGTAATGACTTCGAGTCGGACACGTTCGCCTTTTTGGACGATCTCGGCGATCCGCTCCCGTTAACCGGGTATGTGATCGTTGCGACGATGCGACTCGCCGACGGGTCCGAGGTGGCTTTGACAATCGCGCGCGATGATCTGGCCGGAGAGTTTTATGTTACGCATCCAAGGGCAACGACGGCCGGCTACGGTGAGCAGCAAGCGACATATTGGATCGATATTGCCGACCCGGTCGACGATATGTTGCATACCTATTGCGGCGGCGCTATGACGATCAAGGACGTCAAGGACGGAGATCAAAATGGCTAATCCGACGACGTTACAGGTTATTAAAAAAACAATCGGTTTTGTGCATGTGGGGGCGCGATCGCTTGCGTTGAATCTGCGCGCGGCGCTCAATGCCGCAAATGCTCCGAGCGCCGAGAATCCTTTCGCGACGCAAGCGGATCTCCCGGCCGACGAATTGAGCGCGGACGAGCTCGCAGCCGTTCAAGGCGCCGCGAGTCCGTCGGCGACAAATCCTCTCGCAACGCTGGCCGATTTGGGTGGAGGCGGCGGTGGTGGCGAGTGGGAAGATGTAGAAACCCGCGAGATAACCGGGTCGGATGTTTCCGAAATACTTTTTACCAGCTTGGACTTTGCAACATACGATTACCGCTTAAATGGCGTGTTGTTACATACATCAACCCCGGTTGGTTTCAGATGGTATTCAACAGAGGCAAACGCCGGGGCGGTTGTTTCTTCTAATTACATAGTTAATTATGTCAGCTCATTGGCTCAAGTGCTTGACGGACAGTTTAATTTCAATGGGCTTTTTGGTGGTCAAAGCCCGTCACCATCGCCATATAAAACTGACCTTAGCGGCGGTATAATTTTCTACCAGAACATTGTCGGATATAACTGTGCTTATCATTCTGGCGCTGTAACTTCAACGGATAGTCCAACAGCAACGGGTACGCATTCGACGCTACACCTAAGTGGTTTTTGCTCGTCCTACCAAATAACCACGCCAGGAGACAAAATTGGTATATATTTCTCCACCGGAGTTATACAGATTGGAACAAAACTAACCCTCAGTAGAAGGGCGACGGTGCTTAAATGACACGTAAAATATCAACCCATGACGGAATTATCGACGCGCCGGATTTAGTGCCGGCATTGGATGTTGAGCCCGTGCCGACCGTTGTAACCATGCGCCAGGCGCGGGTCTATTTGATCCGGCAAGGGATGCTCGACGCGGTTAACGCGCAAGTCGAAGCCCTTGGCGCCGAGGCGGTTGCTACCTGGGAATATTCACAAACGGTCGAGCGTGATAATGCTGTGCTGCAGCTAATGGGCTATACCGACGAGCAGCTCGACACGATGTTTACCGAGGCGGCTAAGTTATAGGACGTGCGCGGCGATCCTGGTCGGTCGGTCGCGTTTAACTTCGAGGGGGATGTTTTGCGGGTTGTCTTTACGGGCGGGTTAACCTTGCCGTCGTTTTTGATCGGGTTGCGCACGCGGTCGTTTGTTCGGCAGGGGTGGCGGTTGCGGTGGATCTCGCACGCGCTGGTCGTACTCGACGACGGTCGCGCGTTCGAGGCGAGCTTTACGACTCAGCGTGTGCATGTGTTCAGGTGGTCGGGTCGCGTGCCGGGGTTCTGGTCCTGGGAGGTCGATCTCGCCGATCTGCTGGCGGTGCGCGAGCTGGCCGAGGCGCGGCGGCGGTTAATGCGCGCCGTCGACGTTCCTTACGATTCGCGCGGCGTGCTGGCCTATCTGATCGACCGGCCGGAGTATAACGATCCGCGTGCGTTTTATTGTTTTGAGCTGGTCCGTCATGCGTTGCCAATGATAACCGGCAAGGCGCCGGCGCGGACCGTCGGGCGGCATTTGTGGCGCGGCTTGCGGCGCCTGGTTGGTGAGCGGGGCGCGAGCTGGTCGGAGCGGTTGCGGTTTGTCCCTGGCTAG